CGAACATCCCGGCTTTAGCTTTCTGTTCTGGGGGATGTCTCGATCTCTCACGCATGAGCTTGTCAGGCATCGCGCGGGATTCGGTTTCTCTCAGGTCTCACAACGCTACGTCAGCGGCGGACTTCTCCGCTTCTGTATGCGTCCGGAATTCCAGAACTACAAGGAACTTGAAGAAGACTTCTTCGAGGAAGCGGAGCATCAGTTCGACCGCTACGATCTGACGCGGAAGAAGTGGGGAAGAATTCTCGAAGCAAAGCTCTCAGCGGACGCTCTCGCGGCGCTCGGTCGCTCGGGTCTCCGGAAGCTGAAGAATCAGGTCGCGAGAACCTTCCTCGGAAACTTCGTCGAGGCTCCAATCTACGTCAGCATGAACACGCGGGCGCTTCGGCACTTCATGAACATGAGAGGGTCGAAGTTTGCAGAGACCGAGATCAGGGCGCTCTCGCTCAAACTGTTCGAGCTTGTTTCCGTCGAGCTTCCTCACATTCTCCAGGATGTTAGTATAGAAGAACTTCCGGACGGAAGCTCTGGTTTACACTTGCAATACCCGAAGGTCTAGTAGTAAACTTTGAATCAGGGGAGGGAGCGCGGCGGTCTCGTCGCGTTCCCTTTCTTTTTTTTAGGTGAGTGGATCGCGGATCTTTTAAGGGCGGCGGGGCGTCGCCAACAAAAGCAGGGACCGGACCGTCGCCTAAATGGGATATGCACTTGAACGCGCGATAACTAAGGATCAAATCGAGAAGGGTCGCCGAACTTATCGAGGGGATAAAAAGTTCTGGGATGATGCCTTAGATACTACTGTCTCTCGTTTCTGGGGCGGACACCGCCCGCACTTCCTTCAACACGTTTTTCTCGCCATGCGTGATCATCGCGAAGTGTTCTTCGGTGGCGCGGCGGGCGGTGGGAAGAGCGACGCTCTCCTGATGGGCGCTCTTCAATACATGCACATTCCCGGCTACTCCGCGCTGATCCTGCGGCGGACATATGCTCAGTTAGGGAAAGCCGATTCGATCATGTTCCGCGCGCAGCAATGGCTGGCGAAGTATCCGGAGATTCGGTGGAACGAACAGAAGCATCAGTTCCTCTTTCCGAATGGCGCGACGCTAGAATTTGGTCATCTTCAGTACGACAAAGATTGTTGGAACTATGACGGACCCGCCTACCAGTACGTCGCTTTCGACGAGTTAACACAGTTCACAGAGTATCAGTACAAATTCCTCTTTGGGCGCATCCGGAAGCCTAAGCGCGGGCTTTTGTCAACGGTTCCGCTTAGGGTGCGCGGCGCTTCGAATCCAGGTGGTATCGGTCACGACTGGGTCAAGGGTCGTTTCGTTACTAAAGAAACAAGCGTCGCTCCGTTTATCCCAGCAAAGATCAACGATAACCCGTCGCTTGACGGCGTCTCCTACCGGCACATGCTGGCAGAGCTTCCACCTATTCTCCGGAAGCAACGTGAAGAGGGAGACTGGGAAGTGACACCGGACGGACTGATCTTTATGTCCGAGTGGTTTCAGGAGTGTGTTGATCAGGCTCCTACCGATTGCTATCGATTCCGCTTCTGGGATCTTGCGGCCACTGACAAAAAAGACGCGGACTACACTGTCGGCGCTCTCGTCGCGATGGATGGGCGCGGAGATATCTACATCGAAGATATTGTGCGCGGTCAATGGAATCCCGGCAAGGTTGAACGAATAATTCAGGCGACGACAAAAATGGATGGTCACGGCGTCAAAGTTCGCATGGAGCAAGAACCCGGCGCTTCCGGAAAGTTAACGATAGGAAATTTCGCGCGGCTCCTGATCGGTTATGACTTCAAGGGCATTCCGTCGAGTGGTGCGAAGGTCACGCGCTGGACGCCTCTCGCATCGGCGGCGAACAATGGACTCGTCAAGATTGTCAATGCACCATGGAACCATGACTTTATTTCTGAGTTAGTAAACGTTCCGGAAGCTGGCAATGATGATCAAGCGGACGCGGCTTCCGGCGCGTTCCTTCAACTAGCGAATAACCGACCCGTTCAGGTGGGCGTCTCGCGTGTTCGCGACCGAAGAGAGCAAGAGATAAAGGATCAAGACTCCCAGAGGCAAGCGTTAGAGGACCGAGAAAAGGTGAATGCATGATCACGATTCCGCAAGTTCTTAACCTAAGCTCGGTAGACGACTACAAGGAAGATGGTCCGGAAGTAGTTCCTTCCGGAAGAGTACAAGTTCAATCCCTTGTCGAGGACAATGGAGGCGAGTTGCGCGATGTCTTTCCGTTCATTCTCTCACTCGTTCAGCGCGTGAAGAAGTCCAACAATGTTGAGGGAATCTCACACGAAGAGATTGTCTCCGTTGCTCTTGCGGCTCTAGCAAAGTGTCGTTACAAGCTGAAGCCACAAAGGGGAAACAAGCTCACGACTTACGCTTATCTCGCGGTGAAGGGCGCTCTTCAGGACTTCATCGCGGGCGAGCTTCGTCACTACGGGAAAACCTCAGTCGTTAATCCTACGGTGTTTCATAAGCTTCAGGCTCCGAACCACTTTGAAGAGAAGTTCTCGAACGAACAGCTCTTCGAGCGAGTTCTCAAAGCTTTGGAACGCATCGAACCATTGAAAGCTTATATCATCCGGAAGCATTTCCTCGATGGCGTTCAAGAGTATGTTCTCGCGCGAGAACTGGAAATCACGACTCAGAATCTCTCCCTTATCCGGAAGGAAGCGTTTCGGGATATTCGCGCGATTGTGGGAGCTTCAAAGACCGGCGCGGGTCCGTGGGTTGCAAACAGCGACAACTAAGGGAGCTAGGAGAACTAACTATGAATTTCACAAAATCTCTCCGGAAGGCGGGAAGCTTCTTCACAAAAGCCGAGACCGCTCAGACTCCGGGAATTATCTCCGCTGTCTTCTCCGCTTCCGGAAGCGGGTCTGGAATGTTCGGACGAAAGTTTAGTTTCACGAAAGCGGTAGCGTCTGGTTACAAAGACCTTGTGTGGGTTTATCGTTGCGTTTCGAAGAAGGGAGAGAGTGTTGGCTCTGTTCCGTGGAAGGTCTATCGGAAGGCGTCGTCGTCAACAGATCGAGAACACTTAATCGATCATCCGCTTCAAAAGCTGATCGATCAACCAAACAAGTATACTGATCGAACCCAGTTCTTTACGCAATGGATCTCTGACCTCGACCTCGGCGGAAATTCCTATTGGGAGATTGCGCGAGAAGGTGGAAGACCTTCCGGACTTCCTATCGGTCTTTGGCGGATGCGTCCGGACTGGACAACTCCGCGACCCGGAAGAGAGACCTTCCTTCGCGACTACAAGTTCGATACGGGTTCCGGGACTCCCGCCTACTACGAAGTCGACAATGTGATCCATATGAAGTATATCGATCCCGTTGATCCTTACGTCGGCATGAGTGTGATTCAGGCGGCGGCGCGAACGATCCTCACTGAGAATGCGGCTATCGGTTGGAACAAATCGATTCTCGATAACTCTGGAGTTCCGAACGGAATCCTGAAGGTCCCGGCACAGACGATGCTGTCTTCAGATAAGGCGACGCTTCAGGAGAACATCGAAGACGAGTTCGCGACGGAGGACTCTCGTCACCGTCCAATGATCCTTTGGGGCGGTATGGAATGGGAGTCGATGTCTCTCTCTCAGAAGGACATGGATTTCCTTGAACAAAGGAAGTACAACAAGTTCGAGATCTGTGCGGTTCACTCGGTTCCGCCGATGGTCGTCGGCGCTTTGGAAAATCCGACTTACTCGAACTATGCGGTCGCGCGTCTATCATTCTGGGAAGACACAGTCACTCCGTTGCTCGATTGGTTGAAGTCCCATTTGAACTATCGACTCGCTTCCGCCTACGGACCGGATATCGAGATCGATTATGATCTCTCTCAGGTCCCGGCGATGCGCGAAGCATTCAAGCAACTCGTCGACACTGCGAAGACGTTGCATGAAATGTTCTATCCGATCAACATGATCTCGGAACGGCTCAATCTCGGAATGGATGCGGTCCCGTGGGGAGACGTTGCGTTTATCAATCAGAGCTTGATTCCGACTGTTCCCGTCGACGCAGGTCAGACACGACCGGCGGATGAAGATCTCGAAGATGATGAAGGCATCTCGCGCGACCCATACCGTTTGCAACCGGCTGACGAAGAAGCGCGGCGGGGTCGTCGCGTTTAAGACGCTCTGAGCGCTCACGAGGATTGCGACGAGCTAGGAGTCATTCAGACGTTAGGAAGCACACAGAACGGCTAGGATCTTCAGGATATGATACTTCTCGCGACTCCGCTCTCGAAGCTTCCCTCAGAGGAAGTACTAGTCGCTAGTCTTCCGGAGACTACACAAAATTGGGTCAAGTCGGTTTACCGCGACTGTGCTCCGTTCTTTGAGCTTCCGGAGAAAGTATCTTTCCGGCAAGTTCGATCCGTCCTTCAGTGGAAAGCAATCGACTCGGAGCGGCGTCCATTGGAGGACCGCTGGGGAGAGCGACTCGCGGACGACTTCGAGGAGTGGGGAAAGCGCGTCAGTCGTGAATACATACGGACGGAGCGGATCGGAGATACGCTCGACGTTGCTGACGATCTCATGCGCGGACCTTTCCGGAATGAACTAGCGACGCTTTGGGTTGAGGTCTCGAAGAAGTTCTATCGACTAGCTGAAGCTGAGATTTCCGGAAAGATAATCTCGG